CGCTATGCTGACTGTTGCAGTGTGCATCATCTTCTCCCGCAGCTTTTCAAAGCTGGACAGGAACATCCATGCGTGCTGGGTGATCATAGCCTGATACGCATTTGTTTTTGCCATGCGGGCGCAAACCTCAATAAATACTGCAAACATATCACTCTTGCTGTCCGGGTAATTCTTTTTGACATACTCTGTCAGCTTTGCCCCCATGCCGGAGCTGCCCATATATGGTGGATTTGTGACGACCACATCGTATTTCTGTGCCAACGTCTGTGCCACCCGCACCAATGGGAGTAATTTTTTGCGAATACTCTCTCGATGGAACGAGGACTCGTCTGCCACCTCGTCAAACCGGGCATAGAGGGCATCCCAGTCCTGCGGGGGGATGGTGAGGATGGAGCCATACTCCTTGGCATCATACAGCTGGGTGAGGATAGTTTGCATAGCATCTTTCAATTCCAGCTTGCCGTTGCAGAAATACTCTACATCCGGCTTTTCGATGCGGTTGCTTTCCTCAATGGCATACACATGAGGCTGCGGAACGTCCGGTTCTCCATCTTCATCTTTGCGTTTCAGAAAGCGCTTATCATAGCGGACAGCCTTCATCATCACCGCAAAATAGGCCAGCTGCGCAGCGCGGTCATCAATGTCCAGACCATAGAGGTTGTTCTGCAAAATGCTGGTCACGGCATCGCGGGACGTGTAGCCGTAGTTCTCGTAGATCTGCATCAGTACATCGAACAGATACGCCAGAATATGGCCGCTGCCGCAGCAAGGGTCGATGACCTTGATCTGTTCCGGGGTCAGGTCGGCATACTGTTTGCTGATCTCGGACAGTTGGGCCTGTACCTGCGGCTCCTGCTGGGCTTCCTCCAGATAATAGTGCCACTTGGTGTCCTCCGGGTCACGGTTCCCGGCAGTATAAGCTGCTTGCTCCTCCGGTGTGGGCAGCAGCTGTGCTTTTGCGTCCGGGTGACCCTCCACCCACAGGCGTCCAAGGCTGTTTTCCACCATGTACCGCACGATCCAGTCTGGGGTAAACAGCTGGGTCGCCGCCGGGATATTCTCCTTGGTGATCTTGACATTTTTCTTGAGGACGGCAAACACGTCGTCCTTTTTCTCGCTGTTGTAGTACTGATACAGCCATCCAATGATCTGGACGGCATCCTGCCAGTTGTCCTCCGGGATCTGGGAGATCATCTGCTCAATGACGCTGCCCTCCCGGAGCAGGTTGTCCGGCAGAAGCAACTCAGTGTAGTCCGCAATGGTCTGGAACATTCCGGGCAGAATGCTGTTCAGCGCGTTGCATTGCACGATGAGCAGGTATTTGTACAGTTCTTCGGTCTGCTCGGTCTCTTTCAGGGCGTAGACTTTGTCCTTATCCAGCTTATCCAATTCCAGATGCAGGGCTTCGGCCAGAATCTGGGGCTTGAACGCATTGTTTTCATCCGTAAACACGCGCACATGGCTGGGCAAATAGCCGTTGACCTCCATGAACCGCAGTGCCGAGAAGCGGTTGAACCATGTATACGCCACCTCTTCCATGACCTGCTGGTAGCCCTTTTCATTGATCTGTGCGATCAGTGCCCTGCGCTGCTGCATCTCTTCTGCAGACAACACTTTGCCGTTGACGCTATCAGCACCGGCGTCCACCATTTCCGTTTCCGTAATGCCGTACTGCTGGGCTTTCTGCGCCACGCGGGAGATCAGTTCTTTCCGCGCCCAGACCGCATATTTCTTGATGGCGTTTTTATCCATGATGGTTCTCCTTAATTCAACGAGCCAATTTCTTCAAGTTTAACAACATCCAAAATTGCTGGTGCGAATTCCCAGCATCCAGGATATCGCATCTGCGCATTTTTATCACTAACACATTTAGATAACACTTTCTTTAATTCTTCTATGCTTTGAACATCAAAAAGATCAAACATCTTTTTACAGTACTTTCTTGACTTGATTTTTGTCCATTCTACCGGATTCTTTTTTGCATAAACGTACAAATTAGGGAACCAGTATGGAGCACTCCACACCTTTTCCGATTGTATTAACTGAAAAGCATTTCGAATCTGGTACAAAAACAAATCAGCTTCTGCAAGTGCCTCAGAGGAATATATCGGCAGCTTTTCTCGTTGTGAGCAAATAGTGTCTCCCAATAAAGTATATTTTCGTGCATATTGTGTTTGAGGTTTATAGTTTTCTTCTATCAAACTACTGTAATGCCGAAACACACAGTAGTTCTTCTCTGTGACGTTCCGATCCAAACAGCTGTTTCTTAAAAAATACGTATATGTTATCATAGCATTGATTTCTTCATATTCCCCAACATGACGTAAATAAGCAATGATTGCAATGAATAATTCCCATATAAAGATATGATATACCTCATAATCCCAATCAGACGCTTGACAGGAACCAGATTCGAACCCATAAGCACTGGTCAATTCATTGTACATTTTTTCGAGAGCAGGGCAGACTACTTCTGAAATTGAAATTTCAGCCTCATCAAGTGCTGGTAAAAAGTCTAAAAAGATGTCTCTGATACTTTTTGTCTCCAAAAATTGGTTATAGACTTCTTCTCCAGCATTTTTTATTGACTTGTAATAAGATTTTAACGCTTCAATATACGCATCGATGAACCTATTTGCACAACTATGCTTCTTTTTATCGCTTGTTGCACCTTTTATTTGACGAATCAAATCAGTCAGAGGAAACAAATCACTCTTTTCTTCATCAAACCATTCAGGCTGTTTTCCTAGTTTTGGCTTTCTATATAATGGTTTATTGTAAATATTCCGAACCAGTTTCTCATACTCTTCTTCAAATATGTCCGAATTTGAAAAGTCTATGTAGATTCTTGCTTTTATATATGCAGGAACATACTCCTTTCCTTCTTCATCTCGCTCCGTTATAATCGGAATGAACTTTTCTTGAGTTACTTTTCCATACACTTCGCTTGAAATAATAACCGTTTCATCGCCAACACCACCCGTCCGATTGTTGGCTTTTTCCGTATACGTTTTATCACAGAAAATCAAAACCTTCGTTATATCAGAATTATTGACGCACTGCTCCATGAAGACGTATTTATCTTGTCCTTCTTTTAAATCCCATTTGTCAAGAACAACCTCGACGCCATGCGACATTAGTCTGTTAGCAACTTGGAGAACCAAATCGCTCTTAGTCCATGAATACGATATAAAAACTTTTGGGATAACATTCTCCACCATCTTTTTCTCCCGCTGTAATTCAGCTTGATTTCACTTTAGAGTTATTAATTGCATAGAGGATAGCGTTTTTATGATACTACGACATTAAGCCTTTTGTACCAAGGGAAAGGTAAGACTTTACGTGCCAAAACTCGCATTTTATTAATCCTTGCTATTTTGATGGCATCGCTGCGTGTAGATTTGAACGAATGTAAAAAAGCGGCAATGAAAGCGTAGATTTGATTTGCTTTCCATCAATACCATGCGCTTCAACATCGCAGGTTTTAAAATGCGCCTGATTGCAGTGCCATTGCAGCGCATCAGCTTCCTGTTCAGTCAGCGTGTAGATTACGCTCTGATATGGTGCAATTACTTGTTGAGAGTCTTCGATAAAACAGTCAACAAGTATTTTATCTCTGTATGTGAGAGTGAAATCATTGAGGATTACAGGCTTTTCGCCAATATTAAACACCTCAATTCCAGACTCTGACAAGCTAGTTTTTGTGCGATACTCTTTGTCCGTCAATTCATTTGTAGGGGTTGACACCATTCGGAAGCACAGCTTTGGCTTTTTATGAAGCGAATCCGTGATTTCGTTAAGTGCCCAACCCACAACAACACCTATAATTGCAGCGAAAATTTCAATCATATTCGACATATCCATTTAGTTCAACTTGATCTCGTCGCAGTCGTCCAGTAGATTCTGAAGCTGGCAGCGAATCTTCTCCACATAAGCATCGATATCCGCATCATCTCGCAGGGTCTTGGCAGGGAAAAGAATCTGGCGGCTGTAAGATTTCACCTTTTTCTGCCTTGGTGTCGGAGTAACAACATCCTTCTTTTCTGCGGCCGGCTTTGGTGCTGGTGGCATCAGTGCAATCTCAATGCTGCTAACAGCATCATCCTTGTACTTGCTCAGCGGGATAATCATACCATCCAGCAGCGCAAGGCTCTTGCAGCTTGCAATTTTTTCCTTATAGCCATCAAAGAAAGCATCCGACTTGCGGACGATGTCCAATGCTTTGGGATCTCCGTTTGCAGCGATATGGGTCGCTTCCATGCACTGACGCACTGTTTCCAGAATCTCAGAGCGTTTGTCATCCAGCATCTGGTCATGGGCTGTACGCACCGTTTGCATCAACCCATTCAGCTCCGGAATGCGCTTGTAGTTGAACTTCTTCCCAAAAGATGGCACTGTGATGATAAGCCGAATCTTGTTCAGGGCATCGTATGCCGCCGCATCCTGCGCAATGCGGTCCAGATCCGCCTGCATCTCGTGTTCCAGCCGTGCAGCATCATCAAAGGTACCGACCTGACTCTTGAAGAAGGTCTCTACATTGCCCACGGCATCCTTCTGATTAAAGAGGCCGTCCTCTTTCTTGAGCAGATAGTCGATCAGCGCGATGTTGTCCTTCTTCTGGTTCAACACTTCCTGCGTTGCAGTAATAGCGTTGTGCACTATTGTCTGATCCGGGTACTTGTGGGTATCATCGTACTTCTCGTTCAGTTTGTTATAATGCTGCAGCTGGTTTCCGAACTCATCGGCAATAAATTTAACCAAACCGTCTTCGTCCGCAGGAACATCCATGACATCGAAGTAATCCCGCAGAAGGTCCCGCACAGCCTTCATTTTGGTTGCCGATACCACCACGCGCTTGCTAATGGATGTTTTACCCACCTCACTCTTTTTGCGAAGCATGTCAGGTAATTTGGCGTTGTCCGGCTGGATGGTAGTGCCTGCATATTTGATGGTTACCTTCTGATTCACGATCAAACGCGCCACCACATAAGCAATGTCGATTTCCTTCCAGCCATAGGGTATACTGCTGAACTTGCTCTGTACATCCGCCATGGAGGTCGGCAGGTGATGCATTACCTGCATCTCAAGATATTCTTCCACCGCCGCCTCTGCATCGCGGTTCGGATCTGCCTCCGGCAGAATATAGTCCGCACCGGACAGCACTGCCAGAATGTCAGCATCGGTATCTGCGTTTTTCCCAATCAGGTCCAACTTGCTGTAAACATGCGAGACCAGATACTCCATCGTCTGGTCAATTTTGGCCTTAGCATTGCCGCTCTTAATGTCCAGATGTTCACCATCGGCGTAAAATTTTGCGTTTTCAATAGCCTCTACCAGAGCTTTGCTGGCTTCAGCTTCATACTTGGTTGCTTCTTCCTGTTGGCCGCGGATAATATCCTGAGCACTCTTGGGCATCTGGCTGACATTCCGCTGTTTGACATATTTGCGGATCTTCATGGATGCTTCCAGCGATTCATAATACGGCGTATCGCCCAAAACTACAATCGCCTCGCTGCCTTTGGAGCTGTTCATCAGGCGAAATTCCGTTTTTTCCGTTGCATCAGAAGCTGCCGTCAAAAAGCGCAGGCGCATGCCGCCTGTGGCGATGCCGTACATAGTGTTATCCACCATCTGATCAAACGGGAAGTCACACTTGCCGTAACGGAACTTTTTTACATCATAAATTATGCCAAAAATAATCTTTGCTATATCCCCAACAATAGCGCCCGTATCCACCTGTGTAAGGTTGATTTCTTTCTGGATGTCCTGCTCTTCATCCGTCAGGAAGTTGTAGGTATCACCAGTACGTCCGATGTAATTCTGCCCAATCAGTCGATCCAAACTGCCGCGCAACTTTTCGCGCATCGCGACCTTTTCCAGACGGATGTCGTCTGCCATCAAAATCACAAGGTTGTCCAGATTGGCCGGTATGTCCTCGTTGACATATCGAATGAGATAGAGAAGCTTCAGAACATCCACATCCATCGGCTCCAGACCATCGTGATTTTCTACGGCTTTGCTGCAGCGATCAATCACATTGCGAATGGAACCATCCAGGAAAGAATGTACAGTATCATAGAAGCGGAACAGCGGCACCAACGCAAACTCGTTCTGCTTTTCCACTTTTTGTGCTGCTTCCTGAAATCCGCTCAGCATGGAACGCTCGCCGCCGGAGAAGTGTTTACCTGCATTGCCGTGTTTGCGGATCTCCACAAAAATTTTCTGCATGATGAGAAACTGGTATGGAACGAACGGAAAGTCCTCTGCAAATTGTGCCGGACCAGAGAAGCCCTTGATGTCCGGCATTGCATTTGTAAAGCTGAACAAGTTGCGCATCCCGGAGCTTTCTTTCTCATAGACCGCATCCAGCGTTCTTTCTGCTTCCGGAGTCTTTTTCAGAATACGCTTCTGAATTACTTCGTCTACGGAAGAAGAAGAAAGGCTCAGACGAGTTTTGAAACGAGCCTGAATTCGAGAAAATTCATCTGCTCGTACTTTGATAATCTCATCAATAGCTTCCTGTCCGGTGCAGACCACCCAGACTTTTCCTCTGCATTCGCTGCCGATTTTTTCCACCAAAGACTGCAGATTCAGCAGCATATCCGTGTCCGTGCCAACATACTGCCCCGCCTCGTCCACCATGAACAGAAGGCGGAAGTTTGCAGGTTTTGTGCTGACGTATGCATTGATGTCTTCTACAAGCTGTGAAACAGAGAGTTCCGTTGCACTCTTATCGTTAAACCAGTTGTTTGCATCCTCTTCACTGATATCCAATGCTTCCGCCAGTGCAGGCTTAATAAATTTTCCATTAAATGCAAATGCTTTCCGCACTTCAGTCCAAGGTTTGCCCTTCTTTTCTTCAATCAGACGGCAAAATTCATCCATTTTGCCCTGCTGCGTAATGTACTGCTCCAGCATAGCAACTTTGAGATTGCTGCCAAAGAATCCCAGATGATTATAGAACACCTTAGCAAAAACACGTAAAACGGCTGTTTTATCCTTATTGATAGAGCCTTCATAATCGATATTAAACAGAATCGTCTCGGTTTCACCTTTGGTTGCACGATCCACCTGCATAAAGGTACCAGGGTCATCCTCAAATTTCTTGCGGAAGCGCTCCACCGTACGAACGCCATTAACCTCTTTGTTTTCCAACAAGTATGACAACATTTTCAAGAAGTGAGATTTACCGCTGCCAAAAAAACCGGAGATCCAGACTCCTGTATCTGCCGTTGGTTCGTCAAATGCTTCTGCATAGGTATTGAAAAAGTCTGCAAAATGCCGCTTCAACTCTCGTGTAATAACGTACTCGTTCAGTTCCTGTTCCAGGACCTTGTTCTCGTCCTCGTCAACCTTGACAACACCGTTAATTTTACGGTTGATGTCTTCTACAAACATATTCTGTATAACCAAAGCTCTATTTCCCCCTTCACACAACGTTAAATGCACGATAGTAATTGTTCGGCTTCAGACAGTTGAACAGCCGCAGCTGCTGGTCGTTAAATGTTCCCGGGTAAAACACAAGCACCGGCCTCTCTGCAAACAATGATGCCTCCAGTAACGTATGAATTCGCATAAATGGAAACGCTTCTCCAACGCCAGTCAAAACCAGTACTTCTCCCGGCTGGAACGGCTCGCTCTGAATTTTCTGTACAATTTCATCGACTCCAATTGTCGATTGAAGCTGTTCCAACAGATAATCATGGCCGTCCTCTTCTTCCATATCGGGGATTGCATCTAAAATATCCATGCCTTCACAAATCCCTAGGAAGATTTGATATAAATTACAGATCCGCAACTGACAGCCCAGTGTCATATCTGTAGATAGCTGTTCAATGAAATGTCGAACCGCCATTTCATCTCTCGGTTCATAGCAGAAGATACGAATATTTACTTCATTGCTAAGACCTTTTCCTTCTAGGAAATCTTGACTCTGAATCATCTGCCGAACGTTATCAAGGCGTTTTTGTATGTCACCCATTAAATTTTCCTCACTCAAAACGGTTAAATGCGGGCAATACCGCCTGATCCCCATTTGTAAGAATCACATTTTCCAATTCCGGATAAAGCCAAACCGGGTTCAAATGGCCTGCTTTTATACTATCCAGATAATCATTTTCTCTTAAAATTCGATTTAGAACCGATTTCAGCTTTTTGACTGTAGATTCGCTCCAATCTGCGATAGCATCATTTTGCTCTTGTAATCTTATGAAGAAACTTGTCATGTCAAGTTTTCCATAGCTGAAATCTTGGTTTCGATATTTTTCTCCAATAACTGTTACCATAAAATCCCAGACAAGTCTATTATCCTTCATAATCGCGTAAAGACAAATTTGTTTTGCCTCTTCCACGGAATGCTCTGCAATATTCCGAAGCAGTTGTTCACTATTCAAAAGATTTAGCCGCCGATAACACGCCCGAACCATACCAGCTGTCATGCGTTCAGTTGGATACTGGAAGAGATTATTGGCGGCAATTATTTGTATCATTGATGCAAGATCCTCTCCTTGCACCATTTGCTTCGCTACAATTCGCATTTCGTGGAATAAAAACTGTTCTCTTGTCAGAGAAGCTTTATATCCACTTTCTTGTGCTCTGTTTGTATTCTGCATTGCTTATGCAACTCCCATTTATAACTTTTGATACGCCCAATAGCGACCATCTCTCACTCTCTCTAGTTTACCTTCTTTTACAAAAGAAACTAGAATTCGATTTGCCGTTGCTGAAGAGACTTCCAGCAACTGTTGCACATCACTGTTATGAATAATCTTCTCTTTTTTCAAGTATTTTTCAAGAATATTCCATCGATTTTCTTTTCCACTTGTAGGCATCATGCTCTTTTCGAAGTTTTCTGGGATTACACTCAAAAGTGCTTCTTCAATCACACTTAGCATAAATTCAATAAATGCAGTTCCTTCACCTTGGGCATTGGATGTATTGATAGCCTCATAATACTCCTGCTGATGATCATGAACAATAGACTCCACCGGAAGCCATGCAAACAGCGGATTCCATCTGGAGAGCAGTAGCGTATGCCAAAGCCTTCCGATTCTTCCATTTCCATCTGCAAACGGATGGATTACTTCAAATTCATAGTGAAACACGCAACTTTTGATCAGCATCGGAAGCGGGCTGTCCTCTGTCCATTTGAGCAGTTCTTCCACCAGAGGAGGCACATACTGCGGTAGTGTTCCAAAATGAAGTACATTTCCATGACTGTCAACCACACCTACTGGCTTTGAGCGAAACACACCATCTTCTTGAACCAGCCCTCGCATCATCACATGATGAGCCAACAGTAAGTCTTCCACTGAGTATGGATTCAATTCATTCAAATGGTCGTAAATTTCATACGCATTCTTCACCTCCGCAATGTCTTTTGGCGGTGCAAGGACACGTTTTCCTGATAGTACAGCCGTTACCTGCTCTAAGGATAGTGTATTTTGTTCAATTGCAAGAGAGGAATAAATTGTTTTAATCCGATTCTGCCTACGCAGAACAGGGTCAGATGAAAGATGTTGTGTTGAGCTCACTTTTCCAACAAGTTCACAAATCTCCATTACATCTGTGAGAATTTTTTCTGTAATTGTAAATGGCGGTTTTTTATTCTGCATCTGTTTTTCCTCCCCTCCATTCTAATTAATTATATCATTTCATCGCTCATTCATCAATCACACTTTGCACAAGTGATTGATGAATTTTTCAGCGATTATGCCACTTCTCCAAATCTCTTTTAGCTACCTTCATGCCGGTCTGGCATTTTTATCTCTAGCTTTCTCAAATTTCCATTTTTCACCCAGATATAATAATCATGATCCAAAGCCTCTGAGTCGAAAGACTCAGGGGCTTTTTTATGTCTGGAGGTGAGCATTTTGTTATTCCGCACCATCACTATCATTATTACCATCGTATTTTAAAGCGCAGCTGCGCAGAAAGGAGAAAGCATTATGAACTTTTGGTCCGAAATCGTCAAAGAGGTTGGCACCGTCCTGGTGGAAGTCCTCGTCCGCATCGCTGAAGAAATGGAAAACAACGACTGAGCAAAATACACTGAAAAGGAGATTTTACTATGCCTGCAAATGTTGAAACGATGTTCTCTGTCCGTGAGACCCCTTGGCACGGCCTTGGCCGTATCATTATGGATGCCCCTGCAAGCCGTGAAGCCTTGGAACTGGCCGGTCTGGATTGGCAGGTGGAAAGCCGTAATATCTATTCCGGCACGGGTGCTATGATCCCCGGTTATCGCGCAAATGTCCGCAGCACTGATGATGCTGTTCTGGGTGTGGTATCCGACCGCTACCGCATTGTGCAGAACGAAGAAGCATTTCAGTTCACCGATGACCTGCTGGGTGAAGGTGTCACTTATGAAACTGCCGGTTCCCTGCAGGGCGGCAGAAAGGTCTGGATGTTGGCAAGGCTTCCGAGGAAATATCTTATTGCTGGAGATCAAGTAGTACCATATCTTGTGATCTTCAACAGTCATGACGGCAGTTCTGGTGTGAAAGTGGCCATGACTCCAATCCGCGTGGTCTGCCAGAATACTCTGAACCTTGCGCTGAATACAGCAAAGCGCAGCTGGACTGCACGCCACACCGAAAATGTTCTGCTCCGCGTGCAGGATGCCCGTGAAACCCTGCAGCTGGCCAGCAACTATATGGTTGAACTTGGCAACCGTGGCGAAGAGCTGGCTCGCATCGATTTATCCGATCACAAGGTGCAGGAGTTCATCAATGAGTTTTTCCCGATTTCTGAGGACCTGTCCGATTGCCAGCGGAAGAATAACCTGCGCTTGCAGGAAGATCTGAAGGCTCGCTATTATAACGCACCGGATCTGGGATGGGTCGGCAAAAACGGTTGGCGCTTTATCAACGCAGTCTCCGATTTTGCTACCCACGCAGATCCTCTCCGCAAGACCAAAAACTACAACGAGAACCTGTTCCTGCGCACCGCAGAGGGCAACCCCATGATCGACAAGGCTTACAAGATGGTGCTGGCAGCAGCATAAAGGAGCAAGCCATGAATGATGTAAATAACCGCATTTTCAGGGAATTCACGGAATTTTTTGACAACGTCGAGAAGAGTGCTTCTGAAATCAGCGTTACCATGGCTTATGAGATCACGATGAAAAGTACCATCAGCACCGCCATTATTGTTTTGGAATCCGAGGGCAGACTGGAGGAGCGCTACTGGAACCATCTCAGGGTGCAAAATAATATTCTGGATTTTCTTTATGACCTGTGGGTTAGCTCTTGCCATTCATTGGCCAGCGACTTTTCCACGATCATGAAAGACTTGGTGGAATACGACTTCATCATTACCGAATCAATTATGAGAGAAAGGATGCAAAGTGCATGAAAAGATTGATTTCTACTTTGAACCTGTCCAAAGAAGATTGGCTCCGTTACCGTAAGTGCGGCATTACCGGCACCGATGCAGGTGCCATTCTGGGTGTAAATCCCTATCGTTCTGCTTTTCAGGTTTACTGCGATAAAATCAGCGATACCATTGAAAATATCGACAACGAGGCCATGCGGCAGGGCCGTGACTTGGAGGATTATGTGGCGCAGCGGTTTTCCGAAGAAACGGGCTTTAAGGTGCGCCGTGCAAACGCTATCTATCAGAGCGAGGAACATCCGCTGCTTCTGGCAGACTTTGACCGCCTGATCGTTGGGCAGAAGGCCGGGCTGGAGTGCAAAACGGTTTCACCGTTCTCTGCGGATAAGTGGGCAGATGGCAAAATCCCTGCACATTACATGGCTCAGGTCAATCACTATCTGGCTGTCAGCGGTTTTGACTGCTGGTACATTGCTGCTCTGATTTTTGGAAAAGAGCTGGTAATTCATAAAATCATCAGTGATAAGGTTGTTTTGAACAACCTCATTGCCAAGGAAGAACACTTCTGGAAATACAACGTAATGCCCGAAATTCCACCTGTACCTACCGGAAGCGAGGGGGATACACAGCAGATCAATCAGCTGTACTCTGCAGATGATCGAAACAAAACTGCCGATCTAAATCCCATCCGCGACTTGTTGGATAAGCGACAGGAGCTTTCCACCCAAATCGAGCAGATGGAACAGGAGAAAACGGCTATCGAGCAACAGGTCAAGCTGCAAATGCAGGATGCTGCCTATGGCACAGCACCGGGTTATAAGGTATCGTGGGTATCCTCCGAAAACAAGCGTGTGGATTCCCAGCGTTTGAAGAAAGAACAGCCCGATATTTTTAATCGGTACAGTAAAAATGTAAGCAGCCGCAGGTTTACCATTATCCATGCAGCATAATTTTTGTACGCCTATAGGCACACAAAATTTGCGCTTCAGCTATTTTTGTTTAATAGAAAAGCACAATACTGTTTACACAACAATAATTGTATGCTAAGATAAGAATATGAGGTGATGCACGATGGTTCTGCGCAAAAGTTATTTGGATAAGATCATTCCTTTTATCGATCAGGATCTGATCAAAGTTCTGGTTGGAATCCGGCGCTGTGGAAAAACAGTCCTTCTCGGTCAGATCAAGGACGTGCTCCTCCAGCGCAATATTCCCGCACAGAACATTATTCAGGCCAATTTTGAGTCCATGCGCTTCCGCAACACCCGTACTGCAGAAACGCTTTACGACTACATCGCAGAAAAAGCGGAAGGCTGCACCGGCAAAATTTATATTCTTCTGGATGAGATTCAGGAGGTGGAGCGCTGGCAGATTGCAATCAATTCTCTTCGTGTCGATTTCGATTGTGATATTTACCTGACCGGCTCCAATTCCAAGCTGCTTTCCGGCGAACTGGCAACCTATCTTTCCGGACGATACATCCAGATTCAGGTTTTCCCCTTTTCGCTGGCCGAAGCAAAACAGCAATGCATTGAAAACGGAACCTATACTTCGGATGAAAAGCTCTTCGCAGACTATTTGAAGTACGGCGGTTTTCCGCAGCGTTTCTTCCTCCCTGACGATCATTCAATCACCACCTATCTGGACGATCTTTACGAGGCTATCATTGTCCGTGACATCATGCTGCGCCACAATATTCGCGAACAGACCGCATTACGTAATGTCCTTGCATTCCTGCTGGACAATATCGGCAATCCGTTTTCTGCCCGTAATATCAGTGGACGCATGGTTTCGGAAGGAATCAAGACAACCACTGCTACCGTACTGAACTACGTTGATTATTTCAAGGAAGCCTTTATCCTTCTGAATGCAAGCCGCTATGATATCAAAGGAAAAGTGCTCCTGTCCAGCACAGAAAAGTACTATGCAGTCGATCTTGGCCTGCGGAACGTTATCAAGAAAAGCGAAGAGCTTGACAGCAACAAGCTGTATGAGAACATCGTATATCTGGAAATGCGGAGCCGTGGCTATGAAGTTCAGGTCGGCAAGCTGGACGACACCGAAATTGATTTTATCTGCTACCGTGGAGATGAAAAGCTCTATATTCAGGTTGCTTACCTGATCACTCCCGCCGATGAAGAACGGGAGTTCGGTAATCTTGAGCGGCTGCACGACAACTATCCTAAGTATGTTATCAGTGGTGACTTGGTGAATTTAAGCCGAAACGGAATCATTCATCGAAACATCATTGATTTTCTGCTCAATCCGTAATTTTCACATCACGGGGCACAACAGTTGACGCTGTTGTGCCCTTTTTTCTTTATCAGAATTGGAGGCATTCTTATGGAAAATCCATTCGTAAAATTATTTGCTATCGACTTCAAAGATCATCTGGAAGTCAAGAAGTCCGGCAATACCGAGTTAAAATATGTAAGCTGGGCGTATGCCTGGGCGGAGGTAAAAAAGCTATATCCTGCTGCCAGCTACGAGGTCAAGAAATTCAACGGCCTGCCCTATGTTTATGATCCCATAACCGGCTTCATGGTGTATACCTCGGTCACGATAGAGGGCGTTTCGCACGAAATGTGGCTTCCGGTTTTGGACAGTTCCAACAAAGCCATGAAAGCCGTGCCTTATACCTACACCACCCCGAAATGGGACTACAATCCGCAGACTCGCCGCCGTGAAAAAGTCGGCATGGAAGAACGTACCGTAGAAGCAGCATCCATGTTCGATGTGAATAAGGCTATCATGCGGTGCTTGGTGAAGAACCTTGCTATGTTTGGTCTGGGCCTGTACGTTTATGCCGGAGAGGATTTACCGGAAGATGCCGCACCGCAGCCGGAGGCAGAACCGCAAAAGCAGCCGAAACCGAGACCCGCTGCCCCGAAGCAGGAACAGCCGCCTGTGCCCTGCATCTGTGCCCGGTGCAACCAGCCCATCAAGAGGGTCAAGCTGAAGGATGGCTCTATCATGCAGGCGGCAGAGTTTGCAGCCACCCATGAGGGAATGTGCGCTGACTGCTATAAGGCAACCAGATTGAACGTAGCATAATAAAACTGCTCTATTTCGATGTCACTTGATTCTTGTATGATTCTATATTTCATGGTACACTTACAGTAGTGAGTTCTGAAAGCTCTCCTCTGTGAGCGGAAAGGAGCATTGCATGAAAGATTTGCAGTTTCCTGTTGGAATCTCGAATTTTGAAAAGATTCGAGAAGGCGGGTATTATTATATCGACAAGACCAATCTGATTTCTGAACTTCTTAGCGGTGGTATCGCTGAAGTAACATTGATCACTCGTCCTCGCCGTTTCGGAAAATCACTTGGTATGAGCACTCTCGCAAATTTTCTGGACATCCGCAAAGACAGCAAGCAACTGTTTGAGGGATTGGCGATCTCCAAAAATACAGAGCTTTGCAAAAAATGGATGAACCAGTGTCCTGTGGTATTTTTCTCTTTCAAGGATACGGACGGTCTGACCTTTGAAAGTGCCTATGGAATGCTGTGCATGAAGCTGGCATTTGCATTTCAGGATTATCAGTTTCTTTTGGATGACGATGCTATTTCTGACGATGACAAAAGCATCTTTAAGCGGATTCTGGGACGCACTGCATCCATAGATGAAACAAAAAGCTGCTTTTTGCTATTGACCCGGATGCTGGAAATCCATTTCAAAAAGTCGGCGGTCGTCATTCTGGATGAGTATGATGTTCCCATTGCAAAAGCCAGCAGCAACGGATATTATTCGCAGATGCTGGACGTGATGCGGGCTATGATGAGCACCACGCTCAAAGACAATACTTCGCTTGACTTTGCTGTTATTACCGGCTGCCTGAAAATTGCAAAAGAAAGCATCTTTACCGGGACGAACAATTTTGTTTCGGACACGATTCTTTCTCCCCGGTTGAGCGAATCCTTTGGTTTCACACAGACAGATGTAGATCAAATGCTGAAAGATGCTGGTCTTGAATCGCAGTCTGCTGAAATCAAGACATGGTACGACGGTTATCATTTTGGCGATGCAGACATTTATTGTCCGTGGGACGTAATCAGTTATCTGCGGGATTTCCAGTATGGTGTAGCACAGAAGCCGAAAAGCTATTGGAAAAACACCAGTGATAACGCCATCATCCGTTCTTTCATCGACTATGCAGGCAACAATATCACCACAAAGCTTGAAACTCTGATGGCTGGCGGCTCTATTGTTCAGCATATTGAAGAAAATCTGACCTACGATTATCTACACTCCTCTGAGGAAAATCTTTGGAGTGTGCTGTATCTGACAGGTTATCTGACCAAGGTGCGGGATAAGGATCTGACAGATTCGCTGCCGGATGGTTGCTCTGCATTGATGATTCCCAATGCAGAGATTCGGGAAATTTTTGAAACCACTGTAAGCAAATGGTTTGACGACAGTGCAAAGGCATGGAATCGCAGCCCGTTGTTTGATGCAGTCTGGAGCGGAAACAACGAAGCTCTGACAAAAGAGATGACCAAGCTGCTGCGTATGACTATCAGCTACCATGACTATCGGGAGGATTTTTACCACGCTTTCCTTGCAGGCATCTTTACTGGTGCTGGCTATGTGGTAGAATCCAACAAAGAGCATGGCGAAGGACGCAGCGATGTTATTGTAAAGGATATCCGCAATGGTCGTGTGGCAATTTTTGAAGCCAAGTATGCCAAAACTCTGGATGCTCTGCCGGATGCCTGCGATACTGCCATTCAGCAAATCAATGACCGGATGTATGCAGCGGACTTCCGGGATGACTATGATGACATCCTCTGCTATGGCATCGCGTTCTTCAAGAAGCGCTGCATGGTACGCAAAAAATAAAAACTGTACTGGAGGCCCACACAATATGTGCGATGTGCTTGATAAAGTGGAAAACAAAGGAAAAGCTGAAGGTAAAATCGAAGGCAAGAATCAAATGGCACTTCTTGTTAAGAAGCTCCTCGATCAGAGCCGTATTGAAGATGTCAAGCGGGCTTCTGAAGACGAAACATACCGTGACAAGCCTATGAAAGAGCTTGGCATCAACTAAACTGTATATGACTTAGGGAGAGTGTCTTCGGATGCTCTCCCTTTACTTTTGCAGGACAGTCCGCGTGGATTGTCCTGTTTTTATTTGGAGGCGCACAATGAAAGAAGAACGAATCAAAGTCCTTGCGCTCCTGCCAATGGAGCTGCCAAAGGAAATCGAGCTGGACAACACGCTTGAAGCCATGCAGAACTTTGTAGGCGGGCTGATCGAATGCATCACATTGAGTGACACCGGTTCAGAGGTCACACTGGTCTGCAACGATGAAGGCAAGCTGCTTGGCCTGCCGCTCAATCGTCCGCTGTGGGATGGAGCCGATGTTCTTGCCGGGCCGGGATTTCTGGCCGGATGTGACAACGAAGGGAATCTGACTTCTCTGCCGCAGAGTGCAATGGATTTCTACAAAGAGAAATTCAGAGCTTTTATTATTGAAATTTAAGGAGGAACGCTTTATGACCTTTCATGCAATGACCGAACACTACGAAGAGATTACGGTTTGCGGAAAGCCTGCGCTGTTCACCAGCATCCGCATCAAGAGGGATACTGTCCCGGATGGCCTGTATACCTACGATGTCCGGCATGATGATGAGTGCCGGGGCATCCCTTGCGAAATCGCACCCTTTGTGATGGTCAACCACTGGGGCACCATTATCCTTGCGGAACCGCTGGATCTGCCGGACGATGGGCGGCGATATATTGACGAGGATACCGACTGGAACTACGCTCCTTTGGATGGCGAGGACACCGCCAATCACAAACCGTGCACTACCATTTCTGATTTTATGACTGCCTATGCCCACTAAAACTGTATTAAAAATACCGTATATTCTGTTTTGTATTAAAATCAGCCGTTTTCAGGCCATTTCAAGGTGCAAAACACAGTCTTAAAAATGTCGCTCGTTATCTTTGAGCCAGAAAGGAGACGCATGAACATCTATGGCTATTGCCGTATCTCTACGGCAAAGCAGAGCATTGACCGTCAGATCCGCAACATCAAGGCCGAGTACCCGACTGCCCATATTGTGCAGGAAGCCTACACCGGTACATCTATCTTTCGCCCGGAGTGGCTGAAGCTTTACCGGGTTCTGAAAGCAGGAGATACGGTGGTGTTCGATTCAGTGTCCCGGATGTCCAGAAATGCAGAAGAAGGTTTTGCTCTGTACGAAGACCTCTACCATAAGGGCATCCGGCTGGTGTTTTTGAAAGAGCACCACATCGACACCGAGACCTACAAAAAAGCCCTGTCCGGCAGCATTGCCATGACAGGGACGAATGTAGACTTCATCCTGAAGGGCATCAACGAGTATCTGATGGCCTTGGCAAAAGAGCAGATCAAACTGGCCTTTGAACAGTCCGAAAAAGAAGTTGCCGATTTGCACCAGCGCACCCGTGAGGGACTTTTGACGGCCCGGCTGAACGGCAAGCAGGTTGGCCGCAAAAAGGGTGTTGGCTTTGAAACGAAAAAATCCAGAGAAGCCAAGCAGATCATCCGTACCCACTGCAAGACCTTTGGCGGCACACTTGACGATGCCGAGTGCATGAAACTCACAGGTCTTGCCCGGAATACCTATTATAAATATAAGCGTCAGATTCGTGCTGAACTGATGGCTGAACAGGATTTGCCGAAAGGAGCAAGTATCTTTTATGAACCGCCAAAATCATTCTGAGCCGGAGAACAGGCTTACTTTGGAGGAACAGCAGGAGTTTTTAGAACTTCTGGCCCGTCTGTCCCCTGAACAGCGTGAAGCACTGAAAGAAGTGCTCAAGTCCTTTACCTAAGCAAAACAGTGCAGAGTGGCATCATGTCACCCCGCACTGTTTATTTTTTATTCTGGTTTTCTCTTTTTTTGTTTTTGGAATGTTTCTTTTGTTGGTGCAGCTCTTTCAGATCTTCAATTGCCAGCTCTGGAGCCATGGTGTGGAACATCAAATAATTGGTGTTCATGGTCTTTGCCGGAGCCTGCGCATAAATTTCCTTGCTTGATTCCTTGGTCAGAATGTGCCAATATCGGTAAAGATAGCCCGCCCAATACATAACTTCCTTATCATATTGAGCATTTCCCTTTATAGTCTGTGGACACTCGTCCGCAAATTCTTCCAGAAGATACTCTTCTCCCGCCCATTGCATCCGATTGTACTCCGAATCCAAATCACGGGCAACTCTGGAACGCATGAACTGTTTCATAAAATCTTCACTGTCGTAACCTGCTTTCCATGCAAGCTTAAAGAGGCGACCTTGAATGTCGCAAATTTGCAGCCAGAGTGACTCCATTGTGATACAGCTCCCTTACTCCAAGTCATACTGCTTTTACCCCGCATTATTTCCATTTCCGCTGCATTACTTCACTTTTCAGAAACAATCGATATTTTGCGCCTTCTTTAATTGGATGGAGTTTGCCCCGTTTCGCAAGATCATCTACATTCTGTTTAGAACATGCCAGCTCCTCTGCAGCCTCAGCCGAGTCAACTACACGTTCTCTTACGAAGCACTTGAACTCTTCCATGCTTAACGGAACCTTTTTCCCTGCCGCATAGAGCTTTCCGCATTCAATACACAGGTTTTCTCCCCAGCAAATACCATAACCATCCGTTTCCACATTAACGGCGCGAAATGTATTTTCGTTCTGGAGCACCGGAGCAAACCGCTTGTCTGTACTCGCCAGCTGCACCAAATCATGCTTCTTCACGCATCCATCTCGGAAAAACACCAGCAACTGATTTTCTGGCAGCGGGATAACGTCTTCTACTTTCTGCTGATTTCGTTTCACAAATTCCTTCGGAATATCCTTCTCCGAAATCGGCTCCAAATAATAGCTATCCTGTGAGCAGCGTCCGTTTGTCATCGTCAGCAGCTTATACTCATCATAAAAGTCAAGTCCGTTATCTCTCAGGATCATGCCAAGATTCTGTCGGTCAGACGGCACAATTCTCTGTTGCACCCAGATTCTGCTCCAATAAGCGTTAATTGTTTTTTGCCCTTTTTTCAAAAAAGACGAGAGGATCAGCGGCGTTTCCCATGGATCGGCCTCCTCTGGCAATTCAATATAAAAACGTTTTTCTTTTTCATAACAGAACAGATATGCAACCGCCTTATTAGTTGTATTGTCCTCATCTCTGACTGCAAAGATTTTCATAATATTCCCACCTCTGCCAGATCATATCCCATATTTTGTTTTGTAAGGACTGCGGTATAATGCCATCCAGTCCTTCCAGTAAATAAGCCTTGTGTGTGTTGCAAGGGATTCAATACCGACATTTTATCTTGTCGTACATCAAGCATTTCGCCCCTATATTTTACGAAACAACGTCAATATGAAAAAATGTGCAAGGAATTCATAACGCATTCCCTGCACATTTTTGCACTCATTATTATTCCATCAGCAGTTTTCCATTTTCAGCAGCCTGCTGAACAGTCTGGAGCGTAGTCTTTGTTTCCTTGTCCAGAACTTTGTTCATTTCGCCTTCCTTAGCCTTATCCAGCAGATCCTGCTTAGAAAGAACCGAAATCAGCTTAATCGCCAAGCAGGTCTTCTGGAAATTCATCTTTTCCGCTGCTGTAAAGTTGATGTACTCCGTTGTGCGTTCAACCGTTCTTTCAGCCTGCACGATTAACCGCAGATAAACATCATACAGCTGCTGCAGTTCGTCCTGCACTTTTTGGGACAGGCGAGACAGTTTTCGCAGTTCCGATTCCATAGACTTCATCGTACCCACAGCTTTGTCTGCTTCCCATTTGATATCATACGCACTGTCCAGTACCTTGTTACCCTTGACGTTGAAAAGAATGCCCTCTACCATAAGCAACGGTGCTGCGGTCAAGCCGACCATTGCCGCCTGACCACCCGCCATTCCAAGTCCTCCTGCACTAAGCGCACCTCCACCCAACTGTGCCAGTGTAGCATTTGTTGCAGCTGCACCAGAGAGAGAAGAGATTGCCGTACCAGTCGAAGCAAATACAGCCATACTTGCTGCCCCGCTCTGTGCTGCAAGACCAACCAAACTACCAGCGACGTAACCAGCCGCACCAGTTTGCACAGCTTCTTTGATTCCAATGCCCAGTGCCTTGATTTCTCTCAAATCCTCTGGCGTTAGAGAAAGATTTCCCTCTAGCGCAACTTCGCCTTTCGAGTTCGGCGGCAGTTTGACTTTGCTGTACATCTCACAGAATCGAGGATAGCCTTCGCCCCATGCTTTGACCTTGAGTTCACCAAGTTCTTCCAATTTTTTATTAGTGCTGTTCTGGGTCTTTTCCAGTTTACCCCGCTCTTCATGATAGTCCGACATTGCTTCCTGTTTGATATCCGATGCCTTGATTCGCTTATTCACACCAGAAACTGCGTTTGCTGCACCCACTGCGCCTGTTGTTGCAATTGTACCAACTGCAGTAGCCCCTGCTGTTGTTCCTGCAACCGTTGCAATATTTGCAGCAACACCACCAATGATTGGAGCCGCTTCTACTGCCGTTGCCGCCGCTCCAATTCCTGCACCAACTGCCCCCATTGCGCCCGTAACGGCAGTTCCGACTGCTGTGGATTCCGCAATTCCGTTTCATTCGCTGCCATTTTCATAAAACAGTCTCCTTAATATTGATCGTCCATTTTTTCAATTTCCTGTTTCATCTCCTGCACCAGTGTTTCCGGCGCAGTCACTTTGACTTTGCCGCCCTGACTGAGCAGCCACATTTTTACGCCGGTGCCAAACACCTCTGCCTCAATGGAGCACACGCCCTCTTTTTCATCTACAACTTTTGCCATGGGGAACTTGTCCAGCACAGCTTCCACCGATGGGCCGTAGTAGTTGAAGTGGACTGTCTGCGGCTCACCGCCGAACATGAACTGAGTACGGTTTTTGTACTCGCCCTCTTTGAAACGGTCTTTATAAGGAACAGAGAACTTTTCTCCTGTTTCCCTGACGGAATGGATTCTATCAAGCCGATAAATGGTGGGATAAGGATCGTTCTTTTTATGGAAAGCCTCTCTTGTGGAGCTGTCTGTGATAATACCCATGAGATAGAAATAATACTCTGAGAACATCAGCCCCACCGGCTCAACCGTCCGTTTTACGATCTGGTGGTCTTTCAGCTTTTGATACTCGATTTCCATCACCGACTGATTTCGGATGGCCTGTGCCACCATCCACAGATTGTCCGGGTCAACTGCTGCATGGGCTGGGTCGTGGTAATGGAACAGCTCATTGCTGATGAACCACTCAATATCGGCTTTTTCTTTTTGAGACACACAAAGGTTCAGGATAATTTGCAGTTGCTTTTCGACCTGCTCTTTGGTAAAGGCACGGCTCTCCAGCAGAATCTTACATAGGGCCAACACTTCACCTTTGGAAAGCTGCTCAACTTCCTGTGTGACCAAACGGTATCCGTTTTCCTTTTTGTCGTACTCGATTTTTCTTACAATGCCTTCCTTAGCGCACTGTTCTGAAAGAAAATCTCTGATGCTGTCAATATCTCTCTGGATGGAGCGGACGTTCACATAGTACTGCTCTGCTGCTTCCTGCTTGTTGATAAGCTTGCCAGAAAGAAAATCCTGATAAAGTTCCAGCACACGGGTCGTTTTTAAGGTATCTGCGGTCATTGGTTTGTCCTCCTCTTCGGTTCAGCCCCATTATAGCAACGAAGATGGACAGGGAGTGTCTACCATATCATTTTTTCAGAATGTTTTACCACAAATTTTATCGAATCGATTTCTTTCTTGTATCATATCACCCAAATTAGATGCCAGTAATATGATTTTTGCTATTTAAAGTATACGACTTATACAATTATCGGTCAAGCCTTATCACAATAAAATCGTAAGTACACACTACGATTTATCCAAGGAGGCCAAACCATGGAACGAGAGAAGCCCACATTTGATATCCTAGGCCGCATTGAACAGGAACGCCTTTCCCGTGGCTGGTCTGAGTATGCCCTCGCAGAGAATTCAGGTCTGACACAATCTACCATTTCTACCTGGCGCAGACGGAATCTTCAACCCAATGTAGCTTCTCTTGAGAAAATCTGCTCTGGTCTTGGTATCTCGCTTTCCCAGTTCTTTCAGGAGGAAGACTCTGTTTACTTAACCTCCGACCAGAAGGAACTTCTTGATCTCTGGGCTAAACTCTCTCCTGCTCAAAGAACTGCGGTCTCTCAAATGCTGCGTTCCTTCCTATATATAAAGGAAGAGGTATAAAATTTTTTCCGCTCGTGAGCCGCTTGTGTCAAAAGCGAATTTCCGCGAGCACCCTCT